TCTTACGAGATGTTCAAGGTCGCCGTGGTATCACTGACTTTAAGGTAGTCGCTGATGGTACAAATAATACAGGTGAAGTTATTGATCGTAACGAGTTTATTGGTGATATATACATTAAACCAGCTCGTGCTATTAACTTTATTACCCTAAACTTTATCGCAACTCGAACAGGGGTTGCCTTTAGCGAGGTAGGAGGTTAATCATGGCTAATATAGATGACTTTAAAGCTAACTTAATCGGTGGTGGTGCAAGAGCCAACCAATACAGAGTAACGATTACTCCACCACCTGGCATTGCAATAGGTTTGGATGTTCGTAGAACTTCATTTCTTGTAACTGGTTCTAATTTACCAGCTTCTGCGCTTGGTGAAATTGCTGTTCCTTTTCGTGGAAGAAACATTTATGTTTCTGGTGATAGGCCTGCTCCTGAGCCGTGGACTACTACTTTCATGAATGATACGGACTTTATGATCCGTAACGCTATGGAAAGATGGTCTAATGGTATCAATGATTATGCAAATAATACTGGTGTTGTTGCACCTGCTGATTATCAAACTGATTTGACTGTAGAACAGTTAGATCGTGATGAAACTGTTCTGAAAAGTTATATATTTAGAGCAGCTTATCCATTGACAATTGGGGAAATTGCTCTTGCTAATACAGAAGCAACAGAAATTGAAACCTTTGACGTTACTTGGAGATATCAGCACTTTGAACCTTCTGGAGTATCGTTCTAATTTACCTACTAAATAGAACGTAGGAGAAAATATATAATGGCTGAACTTTTCGGTTTCCGTATAGAAAGACCAAAAAAAGCAGAGGGTAGTGTACCATCATTCACTACCCCCACTGCTGACGACGGCACACTTGATATTGCTGGCGGTGGTTTTTTTGGACAAATTTTAGACACTGATGGTAGAGAGAAAACCGATTTAGATTTAATTCGGCGGTATCGTGATATAGCTCAACAACCTGAGTGCGATACTGCTATAGAAGATATAATAAATGAGGGTATTGTTTCTAATGAGGATGATCAAGCAGTTCAAATTACTCTTGATCGTTTACCATATACAGACAAAATAAAAAGAAGAATAAGAGAAGAATTTGCTGAAGTATTACGGCTCCTTCATTTTGAACAAAAGGGTCATGATATCTTTAGGCGTTGGTATGTTGATGGTAGGTTATTTTACCACAAAATCATAGACAATAAGAATCCAAAACAGGGTATTATAGAACTTAGATACATAGACCCAACAAAGATTAGAAAAGTTAGACAAGTTAAGAAAGCTAAGAGCACTGCTACTGGCGTTGATATGGTTAATGCCGTTGATGAGTATTATCTTTATAATGAAAAAGGTTTGTCTTCTGCTGGAACAGGCGGTGGTGGTTCTGGTTTAAAGATAGCTCCAGACGCAATTTCATATGCTCCATCTGGTTCTGTTGATGGTAACTCTGGTAGAGTTTTATCATATCTACACAAAGCAATCAAACCTGTAAATCAATTAAGGATGATCGAAGATGCACTTGTCATATATCGTATTTCTAGGGCTCCTGAGCGCCGTATCTTTTATATTGATGTTGGTAATTTACCTAAGATAAAGGCAGAACAATATCTCAAAGATGTTATGAATCGTTATCGTAACAAATTGGTATATGATGCATCTACTGGTGAAATCCGTGATGATCGTAATCATATGTCAATGTTAGAAGACTTTTGGCTTCCACGAAGAGAAGGTGGTAGAGGTACAGAGATTACAACATTACCAGGCGGTTCTAATCTTGGTGAAATTGATGATATCACATACTTTCAAAAGAAACTCTATAAGTCTTTGAATGTTCCTATATCTCGTATGGATTCTGAAGCAGGGTTTTCTTTAGGAAGAGCTTCTGAAATAACAAGAGATGAACTTAAATTCTCTAAGTTTGTGCAACGTATTCGTAAGAAGTTTGTACCTTTATTTACAGACATTCTTAAAACACAACTTCTATTAAAGGGTGTTATTGCTCCAGAAGATTGGGACATGATGCAAGAGCATATTCAATATGACTTTCTACAAGATGGTCACTTTGCAGAGCTTAAAGATGCAGAACTTCTTAATGATCGTATACAAACACTTGATTCAATACAATCATATATTGGTACATTCTTTAGTAAAGAATATGTACTTAAAAAAGTATTACGTATGAATGATGCAGAGATTTCAGAAATGAATGATCAGATTAAGAAAGAGCTTACCGTTGATCCATTAGATGGTGGTATAAGTCTACCAGATGGAGGTGATGGAATTACAAGATATCCACAAGATGGCACTGGTGGTGTTATTGCACCAGAACAGATGCCGGATTATGAAGATCCAGAACAAGATGGTAAACCAAATGATGATCAAAAATTCGGTGAAAAAAAAGGAGATAAATGATGAGTAGAGAATTTGTAGATGCAATTTTAACAGGAAATAACATAGGTGCAGAAGAAGTATTTAAGTCTGCTGTAAGTGCAAAAGTTGGTGATGCTTTAGAAATAAAAAGAAAAGACTTAGCAAACACTTTTGTAAAAACTATGTCAGTAGAGCCAGAGGAAGATGATGTCTCAGACGTTTAGTGGAGTATATACATCCGTAATTGAGAAGGATGAGCATAAGAAATCTAAGGAATATAAGAAACTTTCTCCTAAGATGAGGGATGCTATTGATATTATATTCCAAAAAATGGATTCTAAACCTTCAGATTTCCTAAATAGTTTTGAAAAAAGTATAAAAGAAGTATCAAAAAAATTTAAAGTGTCCGAAAAAGAACTTTTGAATTATTTTGAGAAAGAAATGTTATCGATTTAAGGAGTTAGAGTATGGCTTTTACTACAAGAACACTAAGAGATACAGTTGTTGGATCAGCTGGAGATGGTGGTACTGTTACTATCTTAGTTAATATTGCTGATGATACAACTACAACTAATGCTATTTTAGATGCAAGTGCTTTAGATGGTCATGCCAATGGTGCAAAATTGCATATTAAAAGAGTTTGGTGGGGTTTAGTTGAAGGTACTGTCGATGATAATACCGGCCATGTTAAAATTATTGAACAGGGTGATTCAGATATAACATTGATGGATTTAGCAGGAAGTGGATACTATGATGGTTCTGCTGGATTAATTGAATCTGCTGCCACAAATACAGGTGAGACTTCTGGTGATATGGAATTAGCTTGTTTAGGTACATCTGGTTTCGTAATGATTGAATTTAAAAAAGATGAAAATTACGCTTAAGGATTATTCAAATGAATACAGTTAAATTATTTTCAGAATCAGTAGAAGAAGTAGAGTACATCACTGAGGCTAAAGAAGACGGTTCAAAAAGTTACAAGATTCGTGGTATTTTTATGCAAGCTGACATAAAAAACCGCAACGGACGGGTATATCCTATGGAAATACTTGAGAATGAGGTTGGGAAGTATAATAAAAATTTTATTAAAGAGAAACGGGCATTTGGGGAACTAGGTCATCCAGAAGGACCAACGGTCAATCTGGAAAGAGTATCACACATGATTACATCTTTGACGCCTGACGGAAAGAATTTTATTGGCGAAGCTAAAATAATGGACACACCTATGGGTAAGATAGTTAAAAATTTAATGGATGAGGGTGCAAAACTAGGTGTTTCTTCTAGAGGTATGGGAAGTTTGGAATCAAAAGGCGGAGCCAATTACGTAAGAGATGATTTTTATCTCGCAACAGCTGCAGACATCGTAGCAGACCCATCTGCTCCTAATGCTTTCGTAGAAGGTATTATGGAGGGAAAAGAGTGGGTATGGAATAATGGATCACTTATTGAAGCGCAGTTGCAAGGTATGAAAAAGAAATTTGATGTTAAAGCGCATCAGAGGCAAGCAAAGGTGGAAGCACTGGAGTTTGCAAAATTCCTCAAAATGTTATAACTTATAAATATTAATTACAAAACAAGGAGACACCCTAATGTCCGAATTAGAACAAACAATTGAAGAACTTGAAGCAGAAGTTCTGGCAGAGCTTGAAGAAGCTGAAGACCCTACGAAAAAGGGTGCTGCTCCTGCTGAAAAGTCAAAAATGAAAAACGATGCGGAAGACACAGGCGCACCTGTTGTTGACCCAGAACAAAAAGATGCTCCAGCAAAGAAAGTCGCTGCAAAAGCAAAAGAAGTTTCTGGTGATCCATCACAAAAAGGCGAAGGAAAACCAATGAAACCAGAAAAACTTGCCGCTAGTCACGTTCCAGAAGAAGGTGAAGAGTTGGAAGAAGCAAAAATGACTAAAGAAATGTTGAAAGCTGCAATGCATAAAGAAATGGAGAGTATGTCTGCTGTTGATCTTAAAGCTGCATATGAAGCAATGCATAGTGAAGAAGAAGATATGGAAGAAGCAATTTCTCCTGAGAAGAAAGAAGCAATCGACGCTCGTATCAAAGACTTAGACGTTAAAGAAGACGTTGATGCTCTTATGACTGGCGAAGACCTTTCTGAAGAATTTAAGACAAAAGCAGCAACTGTTTTTGAAGCTGCAATTAAATCAAAGTTACGTTCAGAAATTGATCGTATCCATGAAGAAGTAACTAGTGAAAAAGAAACAGAACAAGAAACCTTCAAAGAAGAGTTGACTGAGAAGGTTGATACATATCTCAACTACGTTGTAGAGGAATGGACTAAGGAAAATGAGTTGGCAATTGAGCGCGGTTTAAAGGGCGAAATTGCAGAAGACTTCATTTCTGGACTGAAACAGTTGTTTGAGGATCACTATATTGACGTTCCAGACGAAAAATATGACGTTTTGGAAGCACAATCTGAAAAAATTGCAGAATTAGAAGAGAAATTGAATGAGTCAATTCAGAAGAATGTTGAAATGACTGAGGATAATTCTGTATTAGTTCGTGAGCAAGTATTTACTGATGTATCAGAAGATTTAGCTCAAACAGAAATTGAGAAGTTCAAAAGTCTTGTAGAAGATGTTGACTTTACAGATGAAGGGTCTTTCCGTGAAAAACTCTCCACTCTGAAAGAAAGTTATTTCCCTAAAGTTAAGCCTGCTACAAGGGCACGAGCAATAGATGATGAAGATGGTGGCACCGCACAGGACATTGATACGACAGATAGTATGCGAAAGTATATGTCTGCTATCAGTCGTGATCAAAAGGCGAGTGCATAAGTTAATATAATTAAAAAGATGTAAATAATAAAGGAGAAACTAATGTTTCAGACAGAACATCTACAAGAAAAGTGGCAGCCAGTCCTAGAACATCCTGATCTTAATAAGATTGATGATTCTTACAAGCGGGCAGTTACTACTCTCATCTTAGAGAACCAAGAAAAAGCAATGCGAGAAGATTCTAATTTTCTTTCAGAAGCTGCACCAACTAACAGCACTGGTGGACAAGTATCAAATTGGGATCCAATTCTAATTTCATTAGTTCGTCGTGCAATGCCTAACCTCATTGCTTATGATGTTTGTGGTGTTCAACCAATGACTGGGCCAACCGGCTTGATCTTTGCAATGCGTGCTAAAGCAGCATCTTCTGATGGTGCAGAATTGTTGGTAGATGAGCCAGACACAGGACTTTCCAATGATGACGCTGCTGGTGATTTAACATCATCTGCAATGACAGGTTCTAACCCAAAGTTGTTAAACGACAGTCCAGCTGGTATCTACTTGTCACCAACTGGTATGACTACAGCACAAGGTGAAGCCCTTGGTGATGCTGCTGCAAACTCTTTTGCAGAAATGGCATTCAGCATTGAGAAAACAACAGTTACTGCTGTTTCTCGCGCACTTAAAGCTGAGTACACAATGGAACTTGCTCAAGACCTTAAAGCAATTCATGGTTTAGACGCAGAAACAGAATTGGCAAATATGTTGTCAACTGAAATTCTTGCTGAAATCAACCGTGAAGTTGTTCGTTCACTTTACATCACGGCGGTGCCTGGTGCTCAAGTTAACACAACAACTGCTGGTACTTTCGATCTTGACACCGACTCTAATGGTCGTTGGTCAGTTGAGAAGTTCAAAGGTTTGATGTTCCAAATCGAGCGTGATGCTAATGCGATTGGTCAACAGACTCGTCGTGGAAAAGGTAACATGATTATCTGTTCAGCTGATGTTGCTTCTGCACTTCAGATGGCTGGTGTTCTTGATTACACTCCTGCTCTTAACAACAACTTGAATGTTGATGATACATCCACCACATTTGCTGGTGTTATGAATGGTCGCTTCAAGGTTTATGTTGATCCATATTCTGCAAACGTAGCTGCTAATCAGTACTATGTTGCTGGATATAAAGGTACTTCACCTTACGATGCTGGTTTCTTCTACTGCCCATACGTTCCATTACAGATGGTTCGTGCAGTTGGTGAAAACACATTCCAACCAAAAATTGGATTTAAGACACGTTACGGAATGGCCGCTAATCCATTTGCCGCTGCTGGTGCAGCTGCTGCTGGTTTCCCTGCTTCTGGTCTTAACTCTGATGCATCAATTGATGCAAACGTGAACTCCTACTATCGTCGCGTTAAAGTTAACAACCTTATGTAAGATAAGGAATACTATAAAACTGGGGGAGCTTTCGGGCTCCCCTTTTTTTTGTTATAAATAGTATTAGAGGTAAATAAATGGCAAGTGTAAAAAGACAACCAGATAAATTAGATTACGCAAGTCCTACCCAATTTAGGTTTGGTATTCACCAGTTACCAAAAGTGGAGTTCTTTTCAACTGCCGCTACTATACCAGCAATTGCGTTATCTGATGTAATAGTACCTACAGCATTTAAATCAATTCCAATGATGGGTGATCAACTTACATATGATAATCTATCAATATCTTTTATTGTTGATGAATACCTTGAAAACTATTTAAGTATTCACGAATGGATGACTGCCATTGGTTTTCCTAAGAACAGAACACAGTTTAGTCAATTTAAATCAAATACATCCAACACACCTTCAACTGCATCAAGCCCAAGTAGAGATATTGGTGATGTTCAAAAACCAACTTCTGCAAATGCACTTTTTTCTGATGCGACACTTACTGTTTTATCAAACAAAAATAATCCAATTGTAAATGTATTTTTTAGAGATTTATATCCAATCGCAATGACAGGGTTATCTTACAATCAAGCTGCAACAGATGTTGAATATTTAACAGCAGAAATTACATTTGCATATCAACTTTATGAAATTGAGACAATTAGTTGATATAAATAACTACGAGCAGAGATTTGATATGCTAGAGTATATTATCAAATCTTAGACTTAATGATCTAGTGACTACTCGTTGCAACTCACTAGGGTCAATATAATCAAAAGAGAGTAATCAAACTCTGCTCATTTTTTTTAAGAAAGTATATAATGACATTAGACGAATTGAAAACACAAGCATCATCAGACCTTCCTATAACTGATCAAGAACACTTAGATCAGGAATCATTTAGAAACCAAGAAATCAAATCAAAATGGCTAGACTACAAAACACGATATGAACTTTTGCTCGTAAGGAACAAAGGTGATTATCAGAAATTGTATAGAGCCAAATGGGAATACTATGGTGGTAAATCAGATGCAAAAGTATATGCAACAAAACCGTTTGACTTTAAGGTTCTCAAAACTGATCTAGCAATGTACATAAACTCAGATGATGATATTATAGCCCTTGGTGCAAAAATAAGTTATCTAGAAATTACCATAAAATTTATTGATGGTGTTATTAAATCCATTGATAATCGTGGATGGGATGTTAGTCACGCGATTGGATGGAAGAAGTTTGAAGCTGGAATGGTGTAAAATGAAAATATGATTCATTATACTAATATTAGTAAAAGTTTTTCTGTTCCTGATACATTGGAAGATGGTGTTATCACTGAAGAAAGTGGTAAGGTAAAAAGAAACTCAAAAGTATTTTTTATTAAAGATAATAAAACCTGTAAAGAAATATTCAACCTTATTAATGAGACAACGGTGATTCAACTAACTGATATAGAACCATTACAATATTCAGAGTATGGTGTTGGTGGTGAATACGGTTGGCATAGAGATGTTCATGAAAAACCATATCCAAACGGATTGGTTAGGAAAATGTCTTTCTCCACTATACTGAATAATGATTTTGAGGGTGGTGAATTTGACATTGAAACAAAAAATCCAGCTGACAAGAAACGATATGATACGTTTGATAACAAAAAACACAACACTATAATATTTCCATCTCATATGTGGCACAGAGTAAGACCAGTAAAAT